CTGGAAACATACTTGATATAGAAGTAGTAATTCCATTTGATGTAACTTGAGTTGACTGTGTTCCAAAAGCAAAGTCTCCTGGTAAAGTTAAATTAGCAGTCATCATCCCTTGGCCTCCTGTTGATGCTATTGCACCATTGACTACAGTTGGTTGTTGAAAATCTTGTGACCTTGTATTTTGTAAAGCTACAGGATCGGCTTTATGATAAGGTGGATCTAATTGAGGATGTTTTGGTTCATACTCTGATATATGAACTAATGCACCTGTCCACTCTTTAACCATTTCTTTATAAGGAAATGCTTGCCCAGATCTATCTGATATTGCTTTACTTCTTCTACCTGATGCGTAACTCATTACGAACCTCCAGGAAAGTATGACTGAGGAGAAATATAAACTGAAGTTCTAGAACCATCTTCGTTTAATGCTCTAATTAATTCATCCTCATATAATTGTTTTAATAATTGTATTCTATCAGGTGCTCTTTTTTGTGATAAATAATAGGCAAGACCAGAACACATACATGGTAAAAATCTGTAAGCGACATCAGCTGTTTTTGTAAATCCACCTGCATCTTCAATTCTATTTATTGTATAAAATTTTAATGTTGTATAAGTAGTTGCATTGGGGGCAACATATAAACTTATAGTTGGTGTTGTTTGTCTATCAACGTAATATTGTGAAGGTTGACCTGTTGCAAGTTTATTTGGAAGTGCAGCATATGCAGATCTATCAATTTTTGTTAATGCAATATCATTTGTTGATGATGTATTTCCTGCTGCATTTGTTGTTGAGATATATGCTTCAAGAACATCATTAACATCTGTATCTACAGTGTATGTAGCAGTTCCTGCTACTAATGCTTTTTCATTTAGTTTAACTTTCCAAAGGTGTATACCTCTGTTACCCCATTCTGAAAATAAAAGATTTAAACTTCTTCTTGCGCTACGTAAGTCATTACCACTATTAGTCCGCATACCACATCGTTCGTATGCTTCTTCAATAATGTCATCGATCTGAAGATCGAATGATGTAGTTCCTGATGTAGCCATAATTCATTACATTATATCTTTATAATAATCTAAAGACTTTCCTGGTATTAAGTTTTCATCTTGAAGACCTTCGCCTTGAGTTCTAGCTGCGCCATAACCTTTAGACTCGCCACCTTTATACATATTTTTAATTTTTGATTTAATTTTTGGTGTGCTCATATTCATTAATTTTTCTGCTTCAGATTCTGATATAGCAGCTCCAGATATTTTTTTCTTCAATTGAACCATTAACTTTGATCTCTCTTGACTTGATTTTTTAGAATCTGCCATAGATCCTTTAAATGCTTTCATCATCTTAAAATCTTCACCAGATATTTTACCATCTTTATTTTTATCTAATTTCTTTTGTCCACCTTTTAACATTGTATCTCCTCCTGTACTCATTTTTAAAAGATCAGCGTGATAATCTTTTGTACTTTTTTTACTTAATTTAGTTTTTAGTTTTTTAACTTTTGCTTTCTTTTCTGGGGACATTGTTGCAACGTCATAAACAGCTTGAGCTGCTACTGTTCCTAATCCTAGTGGAGTTGCAACTCTAGCTAACTTAGCTACTTTACTAGCTGTTCTTAACTTCTTAGCTGCGCTTGCAGTAACCAATGCTCTTGATGCACTTGCAGGTTTATCTAATTTTTTTGTTAAACTAAGACCTTTCATTAAGTTTTTAGTTTTCTGTCCAGCTTTGAAAGCTGTTTGTTCAAACTTAGCAGGATATGCACCTTTTCCTGGAGCATTCCTATTTTTTGAAAACAAGTTTTTTAGTTTATCTGATAATTTTGACATAATTATTTTCCCTAGATTTCTATCATACCACCATAATACTTCTTGGTAAAGGTACTGACATTATTTGGCTTTCCTCCCGGATTACCTGCTTGTCGTTTTCTTTTTACTGCACTAGATTTTTGAGAACTAGTCATACTAGCTGCTTTAGCAGCAGGTACGCATTTGGGGTACTTTCTTTTTGATCCACTTGCAGATTTTCTACCACATTCTTTGTATCCTCCACCTTTTTTAGGTGAACCAATATCTACCCATTTTTCATCAAACCACTTTTTAAGACTCATTAAAATACGCCTTTGAAACCTTTGCCTTTAATAGCTGCTCCTGCTCCACGTACCTCGCCACCACAATTAAGTTCTGTAAAAATGGGTTTTCTTCCTTTAGCTGAATCCCCGTACTGACTTGTTGTAGTATCAATAGACATTGCTCTGTCTGGTTCTACAATTTTATATGGCTTTTTCTTTGGTTTCTTATAGTTGTATTTTTTTTCTTTTGGAAAGTTATCTATAATTTTTTGTGTTTCTTTTTTTAATTCTTCAATAGTTTTTGCACCCATTATATCATATCCTTATAATAGTTACTTAAATTTTCATTTGAAACTTCATGCCCTGCTAAGTTACCCTTGATGTAACTACCATTATAAGGTTGTAAAGTTTTAACAAAAGTTCCTTTTGATGCTTTCTTTGGTCCCCAATCTTTTCTTTTTAAACCAGATGGGTCTTTTGCTTTACCTGCACAAATTTTAGATGCATAAGCATTCGCATATGCGCTTGGGTATACTTTGAATTTTCTCTTGGCTGCAGCTTTGCCTCTTGCACATAATTTAGTCATGCAAGAAGTATATCATTTATTGACTATACAGTAAATGTCTTGGCTAATGGGTTTTTCTTCTTTTTAATAGATAACTTAACTCTTTTCTTTTTTTCTTTCTCATCTCTTGCACCTCTTAATTTACCATCAATTTGTGCAGGAATTTGTCCTCTAGTTATTGCCATTATAATATATCCTTTGCTTTACCTAATATTGGTTTATACTTAGTTTTTCCTTCTTGTCTATAGGCTAATAAGTATTGTGCTCTTCTATTTTCAGCAACCCAACTTGCGTGGATCCACCCCGAGTTAGGTTCGCCAGGCGTGTAGTACTCGAGAATTAATTGATCTGTCTCAAGATTCTTTTTTACCCAATCAGCTACTTCAGCATTATCAACTCCTACACATTCGAAATCACAAGCCTCAGCTTTTGCATGTTGTGAATTTCTAGAGCTGCCGATAGCTAGGCATAAATCCTCACTACGAAATCCACTAGTCACCTTTACTCTGCCGAAATGGTCACGTACTGGTTGTAGTATATTTTCACAAAGATCTTTTAGTTTTTCTATCTGTCCTGCGTTAGGATTATTATTAATACCCTTTCTAACAGCTGTATCTGATTTAATAAGCTCCAAGAGAGTGAAGTTACGACTCAAATTCATAGTTACTCCTATTTTAAAATTAATTTTTTTATTGATTTTGATCCATCTATATTTGACTCGAGCTCAGCCATCGACTTTATGCATTGATAAATTATGTTATTATTTTTATTAGTACGCATAGCAATTCTTTTACCTTTGAGACAGTCGGACATAGATACCTGTATTCTGTGTTCTTTTATCTCTCCGTTGACAATCATAAGAAGAGCAATAATTAATTCTGTCATTAGTGGGCTCCGTTACCGTTTGCTCTAACTTTATCTTTTAAATCCTCGATATCAACTAATGCTTTTTCTAATTGATTTCTTAAAAATTCTATATTAACTTTATTAGTCATGTTCATCTCTTGAGTCTGTTCCATTTTCTCAACGGACTTGTACAAATCTTCCAATAAAAAATGTTGCTCCTGGTCTACGGGGACTTGTTCTGATTTTTTTAATAAATCATTTGTAAACAACTCACGTGATGTCTCCAGTGATACCAATCTTGAAGTTAGCTCTGTGTATGCAAACACACCCATTGCAACGAGCACTATCAACGATGCTACGGTTTTCATAGGCATTTGTACTGCAGCAGATTCAGATATGTTTAAAGGTTTAGTCATTTGTAGGTTCTGGTAATTTAAAATCTTCTGGTGGTAACATTATGTTTTTTGTACCCATAAATTTTTTATTTTTATTTTCAGGTAGGTTTTGATAATCGTCTCTTAGATCATCCCAAGCACTACCATCTGGTGCTTCTTGTTTTTCATCATTAATAATTATACCAGAGCATTTTGATACAAGCAAATGGAAGTTAGGATTGTATTTTAATGTAGGATTTCTATTTACTTTTCCACACATTTTCATTAATTCCAACTGTTGTTTTAACTCCATATTTTCTTGTTGAACAGCTTTAAATTCATCAGTACAGGCTGAGCCTAAATAGTGTCTCCAAGTTAAACGTAAGGATCTATCATCAGAAGGACTAGTATAATTATTATCGGGATTAAAATGCCTATAACTGTTTTCTGAATCTCTTTGTTCGACCGATAAGCTAAGATCACCAGTGCTACAAGTATTAGTACCATTATTAAGATACTCATTTCTACTATGCGCAGGCTTCATAAAACATAACAACACAAATAAAATAACTAATAGACCTGTAAAATAATAATTCATCCTGGCGATCTCCATGTTGCATAAATCCTTAATAGTTAATTTCTCTGTTTAAATCTTTTATATCGTAAGTATGTTCTCTAACTTGATCGGCTAAAGTTCTATATAAATTTTCTGCCATTTGCCATGTAGCTTCTGCAGAGGATAGTCTTGTATTAATATCAGTAATATTTTTTGATAGTTGTCCTACATCTCTTTCAAGATTAGTTAATCTTTGCTCATTATTGTTAATAGTATCTGTAAGATTTACAATATAACGAACACCCGTAAAAGTTCCGACTAGGACTGAAGCCACAACCGGAACCATTACAATATTCTTTTTTAACAAATCTACTAAATTCATTACTTAACAATATAAGCTACAACAAGAATAGCAACTACAAGACATTCGATCTTGTGGTCTGACCAATAATGCATAGCTTTAGTTTTTAATTTATCTATCATGTTTTTCTCCTTTTTTTATCTTCTTACATTTACACCTTGGTGCAGTAAAAAAATTCCATAAATTATCCATAGCTCCAAAAAGCGAATAAAAAATTTTATCAATCATAGTCTTAAAAATTATCCCTAGTATTATTAAAATAAAAATTATGTAGAGTATAACATAGAGGAGGGTGTCTAAAAATAACCAATAAAGTTTTTCTAGCACTTCCATCTTCTTCTAGCCTGTCTTAATCTAGAATTAGGATCTTTAGCAGCTTTAGGAAACTTCTTCATTTGTCCCGCTGATCTTGCACAATATGATTTTCTACGAGAAGCTCTTTTCTTTCCTGGGTTATCTTCAGTTACTGCAGTTTTTAGTTTACTGCCTGGGTTTTTTCTTCTGTAAGCCATAACTCCAGCTTGAGTCATACC